CGGCAAACCTTACCAATTTTCCCATGGCTCGTAGTCTTTTATATCTTTGTGCCGTTGTCGCTGGTGGCGCTGTTGGATATTATTGTTATAAGCAATTGTCCAGGAGAGTGGTACCGCTTGAAGTGGTAAAGCAGGTGGACCAGGAAGTCACTATTGACCTAGATGTGGACGAGGAGCAGACCCTGACCGAGTGGCCGGTGTTGACGGTTGACCCTGAAGGCACACAGGTTGTTGATGAAGAGGCCACGACGGTCAAAAGGAACAAGCGGCGTGTCAGAAACAGCATTTGGAAGCGAGTTGCCCTGGATGTGGTCGCTGAAATTGGCTTAGTTTCGGACAGTGCTAGCAATCGGTTGGTCGTGAGTAAAGTTTGCCGTGACGTTATGAAATCAACGTACACTATGAGAAACAAGGACATAGCGATGGCTCTAGGGCCATGCATAGAGTTCTATTTCTCCAACGTCGCTGGTAGGCAAAACGGTCCTCAAGTCCGGGCAGTGCTCGAGGCTAGAGGGCAGTTGGCTCGACCTAATTGGGTTGTTGGTGAGATGTTGCCGCTCTTAAAAAGTCTCCTGGGGTGCAAGCCCCGGGGGACTAGCGAGTAGGGGTGCCTAAGGCAGGCATGCGGGTTCTCCACAAACATAGTGCGTGGTGAACTATTGGGGTCGCATGTCATGCCTAGGAAAACCCCCATTAAGCCACGCCGGCTGTACCAGTACGCCGGCGTGGGCGTGGCCGGGAAGTACGGTGTTCACTTGAATTCTCTAGTGAACGTCAGAAGAGCACTGGTCGAAAGGGTATTTAACGTTGAGGTCGAGGGAAACCTCGTACCTACACCCAGACCAGAGCCGGGCTTGTTCGGTGTGAATATGCATGAGTTCTCAGAGGTTTTGTTAAAGTGCTTGCCCAAACTCCTTCCGTTGAGTGCAGAGGACTTTGTCAATCTGTACACCGGCCGCAGGAGGGTATTGTACGCCAAAGCCGCTGAAGAGTTCATCCGATCCGGGGTCAAACCTAAGCATAGTCACATTAAGGCCTTTGTTAAGGCCGAGAAAATCTTTATTACCGACAAGCCTGACCCGGCACCGCGAATCATACAGCCACGGAATCCAGTATTTAATGTGGCCGTTGGAAGGTTCTTGAAACACGCGGAGAAGCCTTTGTTTAAATCTATTGGTAAGGTGTTTGGTGGGCAGACAGTCTACAAGGGTATGAATGCACTAGCAACAGCGCGTAAATTAAGGGAGGCTTGGGAGCAATTCACACACCCAGTCGCTGTAGGGCTCGATGCGTCTAGGTTTGATCAGCACGTGAGCCGGGAAGCCTTGGAGTGGGAACACACCATATGGCCCGCCTTGTTCCGTGGTGCGGACGATCGCAAGACTCTCAAAAGCCTACTTAAACAGCAGTTGCACAACAGCGGTGTTGCATATGCTGATGATGGGAGAATCAGATACAGTGTCGATGGGTGTCGGATGTCTGGCGATATGAACACGAGTTCCGGCAACTGTCTAATCATGTGTGGGTTGGTGTGGTCATACTGCAGGGGCGCTGGCCTGGAGAGATACCGGCTCGCCAACAATGGGGATGACTGCATTGTGATTTGCGAGAAACACGACCTACACATGTTGGATGATTTGCCTAAATGGTTCATGTCTATGGGCTTCAAGATGAAAGTCGAGAGTCCAGTAATGTCCTTTGAAAGGATAGACTTTTGCCAGACCTCACCCGTATGGACCCAGAAGGGGTGGGTCATGTGCCGCAACCCGCACACGGCGATGTCAAAGGATCTACATGCCAACTGCCACATAGGTGACCATTTGGTGCGAAACAGGTGGCTGAACGCCATGCACCAGGGAGGCAAGGCCCTCACTGACGGGTTGCCAATGTGGCAGAGTTTTTATGACATGTTCGCCGTCTCGAAGGTTGTTGGTGGTGATCATGGCCTTAACCCGCTTCACGAGTCTGGGCTGTATAGTCTCATGAGAAATATGCGGCATGAGAACACGCCCATCACTAGCGAAGCACGGTACTCCTTCTGGCTCGCCTTTGGGATCCTCCCCGACCAGCAAGTTGAATTTGAAAAACACTGTCGCAATATCATACTTGAAAATCTACCCTATACACCGGATGCTCCCAATACTGTGGGAGATGTATTCTGGCTGCCCACTGATAAATCCTACCAGTTTATCACGATGACGAACAACAAAGCTTCTAACAAGAACAAAACTAACAAGTCTTCCAACAAACGTCCTCGAACCATAAACACGAGTGTTGGCTCGTATGCAAATCCGGGAGGGGCAATTATACGACGAAGGAATGAGCCGCCAAGAATCGAAAACAAGTCAGCAGGAGTGCGCGTCAGCAATTCGGAGTATTTCGCAGACGTGGCAACCTCGGCTGCTGGGTCTACAGGCATGTTCCCCTTTAACCCCACCTCATTGAATTGGTTGGCTGGCATTGCAAAGAGCTACTCCAAGTATCGGGTCCATAAACTCACATTCTCTTACCTTCCTCAAGTGGCCACCACTCAGGGAGGGTACGTGGATTTGGGCACATTCTATGACACTGAGGATGCTGGACAGTGGATCGCCACTGGTGGTGATGTGCTGTACAGCTGTCCACAGTTTGCATCAGGACCACCTTACGCTGGGGGGGCTGTGTCGACTGCCAATAACAATGTGCACGACAACAATTGGTTCGGACTGGAAGTGGACACTGAGGCTGCCCATAGGACTTACCCATGGCTGGCTATAGATTCCACTGTCCCTGTGGCCACAGGAAATCTGGCGATACCCGTTTCAGTTGGCATTCGGGCCGCGGGCCCAGGATTGGCGACCAATACCAAGATAGGAAGACTCATTGCCTCCTATGATATTGAGTTCATCCAACCTGTGTCAGCTTCCGTGAACGTGTGAGTAGGATCGGAAAGGTACACAACAGCTAGGACGGAAGGACTCCTGGCTTGCCTGGTAAGCAAGTCGTGTGAATTAACATGTAAGGCGCCTCCGAAAGGGGGTGTGGGAGTCGGCCGAAAAAGTTGTGTAAAAGCAGTGGTTCAAAACCGTTTGGCAAGCGGTTTTGGGGCAACCAGCTGTACCCCAAT